GGATTTCACGGCGTTCGGGTACCGGGTCGGGTCGACCTTGCGCAGCCCGCGCCCGATCATCTGGATCATGGTTCCCTTGTAGCTACAGGGGCGCAGCAGGACGACGCAGCTGACGTCCTGGCAATCCCATCCCTCGGTCAGGACGGCCACGTTGATCAATACCTGGATCTCGCCCTGGTCAAAGGCCTTCAGGACCTTTCGCCGGGCCAGATCGGGCAGATCTCCGTGGACCAGATCGGTCTTGATGCCGGCCTGTTTGAAGCCGTCCATGACATGGCCGGCGTGGGAGACAGTCGAACAGAAGACGACAGTCTTCCGATCACCGGCCTTGTCCTTCCACTCCTGGATCACGCGCTCGTTGACCGCCTGTTTGTCCATGATCTTGGACACCTGTTCCATGTCGAAGTCGGTCGCCGTGGTCTTGACCTTGGCCAGATCGCCACGGATGTCGCAGTCGATCACGAAGAACCGGGGCTTCACAAGGAACCCGGACGAGATCAGCTCGCCCAGGGTGATCACGTCGGAGATGTTGTCGAAGGCCTGGCGCAGGGCCGCGCCGTCGCCGCGCTGCGGGGTGGCCGTGACGCCGAACACCTTGAGCGCCGGGTTGATGGACCTGGCGTGGTTGATGATGTTCCGGTAGCTGGTCGCGGCCACATGGTGGGCCTCGTCGATCACCAGGAGATCCAGCTTGGGCATGGACTCCAGGTTGTCCTGGCGGCAAAGGGTCTGGACCATGCCGAAGGTGACGCCGGGCGACCAGCGCTTGCGGACCGCGGTGTAAAGGTCGGTCTCGATCTCCGGGGCGACCGCCTTGAAAGTGGACCGGTTTTGAGCCACGAGCTCATCCCGGTGTTGGAGGATCAGGGCGCGCCCGCCCATGCGCTTGGCCACGGCCGAGAGCATGACAGTCTTGCCGGCGCCGGTAGGCGCGATCCCGAGGGTGTTGCCCTTGGACTCAAGGGCGTCAATGCAACGCTGGACGAAGTCGCGCTGCCGCGGGCGTAATTGCATGTCGGTATGCAGGATGGGGGGCGTCGGGATAGGCCGTCCAACCGGAGGCTTCACCGATCAAGGCATGGTAGCCGGGATGGAACCGACTCCTCCTTACTTTCCTGCCACGCCCCTTACCTTAAAGAGAACCGGCCAGGTTTCCCTGGCCGGCGTGGATTAGAACGGGTTGTTGCTCGTGTTGTCGAGCCCAAGGTCCCCGTTGGGACGCTTGGTGATCCACTTGGGACCATTGATGATCGGGGACTGGGTGGCCGTGCCACGAACCTGGGGCTGGGCCGGAGCCTGGGCGGGGGCGCCGAAGGCCGGCTGGCCGAAGGCGGTCTTACGCGCAGCCGATCCGTCGCCGGCGAGCTGGGTCCAGAGCTTGCTGGTGCCCGAGGTCGGGGCCGGCGACAGGAATTCGGCGACCTCGTTCTTGTCGTCGTAACCCTGTTCGCCCTTCTTGACCTTGATCTTGATCGCGACAGTCAGGCCTTCCAGCGCCTGAATGACAGTATCGAAGCTGGCGTTGTTGAACTTGTCGTAGGACCGGGCGTCCAGGGGGTTGAACACGCCGGCGGCCTCGAACATGCGGCACATGGCGGCGAGGCCCATCAGGGCGCCGTCGTTCTTGCCTTCGTTGCGGAGAGCCTGGTTCTGGTTGCGCTCGTCCTGGGGGTTCATGACGATCGTCCAGACCTTACGGCCGGTGTAGGGGCCGTCGGCGATGGTGAGCTCCAGGTTGGCGTAGATGCCGCCGGTGCGCTTGGACTCCTTGATGCCGGTCGGCTTGACGACGGCGAACGCGAGGGTGCCGTGCGGGATGAGGGCGCTGGGACCGGAGGAACCGGAAGCGCCGGATTGGGAGGTGAACATGATGTTTCTTGGGTTTTTTGGGTTGGTTTTTTAGGATGCCTTATTCGGCAGAGTCGTGATGATGTTGGTATCGATCCGCTGGCCGGTGCGGATCTTGTGGATCAGGGCGCCCAGGTCAGGGGCCTCGATCATGTCGAGGCGGCCGGAGCGATCCTTGGCCGGGTAGCCCCAGGGGTTCATCTGGGTACAGACAAGCCCGCGGTAAGGGACGCCCTCGGGGGTCGTGAAGGATTGCAGCGTGACCACTTGGTCGAAGATACCGGGAAGCTCACGGCCGGTCTTGGAGCCCTCGATCTGGGGCGTCCAGGTGACGCGGTTGAGGTCGTCCTTCTCGCTGTCGAGGATCCCGACGACGACGATGGACTTGCCGGAGTGCTGCAGATGGGTCAGCCAGCGCATCATCTCCCGGCCGAGAAGGCCATAGGCGCTGCGGTTATCCGGCTTGCCGGTCTTCTCGGACACGGCTTCCGGCTGGATCTGAGACCACTTGAGGGCCTCGCGGGAAGCGACAGTAATGGAGTCCACGAAGATGGTCGTGTACTTGGACAGGTCGACGCCGGCGAAGACCTCGGCTACCTTGGCGTACATGGCGGCCGAATAAGGGCCGTCGCGGTCGGCCGGATCCGGGCCGCCCACATAGAGCGCCAGGGCTCGGGCGATCTCCCACGGATGGGCGCCCAGGTCGATCGCGGCAGCGCGGACGTCAAGGACGTCACCGGACCAGTCCTGAATGGCCAAGGTCCCGGCCTCCAGGTCGACGAACAGGGTCGTCTTGGGGTCGAGGGTTCGCGCGAGCGTGGTCTTGCCGACTCCGGACGGGCCGAAGATGGCGATGTTGATCTTGGGGACGGCCTTCAGTCGGTCGTCCGCTTTGATGATGCGGATCATGATGTCGGTTGGGTTGGGGGAAAACTTACGCCAGGCTGATCTTGGGATCGGTGTGTTCGACAGTCCGGGCCTCGTTGAGGGAGGCGATCAGGGCGTCGTCGGTCAGGGCCTTGTAGGTGGTCTCCTTGACGGAGAACTTGATGCTGAAGATCTTCTCGACCTTATCCCAGGGCATCTCGGAGGCGACAGCCTGGAGGCGCTTGGAGTCCCAGGTGATCTTGGGCTTGAGCTCGTAGTTGAGCTTCACGCCGTCGATATCGACAGTAATGGAGCCTTGGGTCTTGCCGGCGGCGGCGAGCTCGTGGGCGAGGTGGTCCTTGGTTCGTTCGACCAGGGCCTTGTGGATCACGGCTTTGGCTTCTTCCAGCTTGGCGATGGCCAGGTCCAGCTTGCGGATGTTGTCAGCCAGCTCCTGCACGGAAGCGCGCGGGAAGCCGGTCGTAGGGTTGATTTCAGTCATGTCGGTTTTGGGTGGAATTAGGGCCGGGCAGGATGGTCCGAACGTATTCGGAAATCACGAGGGGCTTGCCCTCCTGCTTGGCGAGCTCCATCAGGATCAGGAGCCGGGACGAGGGGATGGAACTACGCTCGGTCCACTTCTCGATCGTCTTGACCGAGATGCTGTGACGCATGGTGGTATTGAGCCGGCGCCACAATTCGGTTCGGCCGCCGAAGCGTTTGATGATAGCCTTTACGTCGAGCTGATACATCGGGATGAACGAACCCTGCCCGCGCCCAGGTCTCGCGCAACCACAATTTGTAGGACTGTCAGCTTCTCCTGTAGATCCGGTAGATGATAGCAGTAAGGACGGCGGTTGATCCAAACGCCATGGCCATGGCTATGTCCCTGGTTGCCTTCATGGCCAGGGTCGCCGTGCTCAACTGATGCTCCAGGTTCTTGTCGTCGGACTTGACCCCGGCATCCGTGATCAGGAGGGCCATGGTGTTGGAGTCCTGGAAACTCTGGATCGTGTATTGCAGCAGCCAAGCCGTGGCGCCGGCACACGCGATCGTGACGATAGCCGAGATCCCGACGGCGTACATGTCGTTATCGTTTCCGCTTAGCGGTCTTGGCTTGGGCTTTTGCTTCATCGAGCTTGGCGTTTAGTTTGGTTCGTACCATGGCCAGGGTCCAGTCAGCCACCTCCGGGGCCGCGTAAGACAAGGCGCCCACGGCGGCGAACTGGAGGTGGATCGAGCTGATGTATTCCTTTACGACCATCGAGCTGAAGAACCCGACGACACACGCGACGAAGATCCGGCGAGCGACATATCCAACCGATTGCTTCTCGGTAGACATGACCAGGCGGGCGGTCATGGCCCCCGCGCCCAGGGCCGCAGCCGTAGCTCCGTCCCGGATCACCTGTTGGACGTCTTCCGGATTATTGGGTGGAGGGGGGCTCATTGACAGTATCTCGGGCTTTATCGAAAGCGATCCAGGCCAGCAGCCCGGCGCCGATCGCCAGGGTTGATCCGGCGATCCAGGCAAACCATGGGCTGTCGATGATGTAGGGTATGGCGCCGGCGAAAGCCCCCGCCAGGAGCAGCGGGGCGCCCTTCTTGATGCTGGCAAAGGCCATGGCAAGGCCGCCGGCCACGACCAGGACGGCCCCGGTCAAGGTCCAGATCTTCCGATCTGAGTCTTTCTCAACCCGGACTAGGTCGTCTTTCAGCTTTTTGTTATCCTCTTTAAGCGCCTTGATCTCAGCTGCGCTGGCCGCCGCGCGCTTTTCGCCCTCGTTCCAATCGGCGGTCAGCTTGGTCAGGATCTTACGGGCGTATTCCATTTGGGCCTGGTAGGCCTTTTCATCCTGGGCCGAGGCCCTGGCCAGGGCGAAGGCCTTATCGCCTTCTGACGGGGCCGGTAGATAGGCCTGGGCTAGCTTGGCTTCCGACTTAACCACCGCCGGTTTCTCGGCGTTGGCCTCGATAGCAACCAGGGCGCCGGCTACCCGGCCGTCGATCTTGTCCTGGCTTTTGCCGATCTTGTCCAGGGTGTCGCCGCCTGGCGACGGCTGCGGATCCGGAGCCGGCGGGGTGGCGCAGCTGGCGAAGATCAGGGAGGCTGCCAGGAGGGCTTTCACTTTTTGAATTCGTCGGCGATGGTCTTGGCCTTGGCTTCCAGGCGCTGAGCCCGGGCGACGTTGTTGCGATACAGCAACGCGCCGCCTACGGCACCGGCGATGAACGAGAAAGCTGAAGACAGGAGGATGGCGATCATGGTGATATTATTTACCCGGTTGCGGGCGTGGTTGGCGATAATTGTATGGGTTCTTGGGCTCCCTCTTTTTGTCGGGTTTCTCCGGCTCGGTAGCCTCGATCGCCGCGTTGGACAGGGTCGTATCATTCATGGCAAACTGGGCGGCAGTCCCGGCGGTCGTGTTCAAGGCCGACATGCCGGCTACGAACGCGCCCTTGGCGGGGGGTATCACGGCCTTTACGGCCGCCTTGTTGGCCGAGGCCATAGCCTTATCGCGCTTTTCCTCAGGGCCCATCTGGGCTGCCACATATCCCTTAACGGCTCGCGCAGCGTTGATCGCATGCTGGCCTACGACGCCGCCAGGCGGCTGGTCGCGCATGATGAACTTCATGGCCTGTTCGACCTTGGCTCCGAAGACGCCGGCGTAGGACGCTGCGTCCATGAACTTGGCCCACCAGGGATCGTTGTCGTGCTTGATCGCGGCCTCGGTCGGATACAGCTCGCGGCGAAGCTTGAACATGGCGCCGAAGGCGGCGATCGCGAAGGGTAGCATCATGGTCGGGGCGATCAGGCGAACGCGGTCGATAGCCGTGTAATCGCCGGCAGATGCGCTGCGCTTGAGGTTGTCGTAGATCCGGCTGTTGGCCTCGGCCGAATAGGAGTAGGCGAAGCTCTGGAGCTGGAGGAACATTTTACCCATGAGGTTATCCTGGAACACCGGCCGGTGAGCCCGGTTGGATCGGACCGCGGTCTGGTTGGTGAACCGGACCTGGGCTTCCTCGTACAGCTTGGACATGGGGCTGCCATCGGTAAGCATGGCCATGCGCTGCGTCGCGTCGGTTCCCTTCAGGGTTTTCATCCAGGCAATGAAGGCCTGGTGTTCGGACTCCGGGACGCCAAGCTCGATCAGGTCCTGGCGCGCAGATCGGCTGGCATCCATCCCGAAGGCGTTCATCCAATGCGTCCCGGCGATCATGTTGCACAGGTCGTTGATGTAGCTGTGGCCAAGGGCGTGGGATGCCTGTTGCTTGGCGGTTTCAGTCACATCCATCAGGTTGGCCTTGTACACCCGGTTGGTAAGCCAGCGCATCCTGGGGTTCTGGTTATCCATGCCGAGCTCCATGCTGTGCGTGGTCATCCAGGCGTCTTCCAGGCTGTTGTGGATCGTCCCGATATGTTCGGCGTATTTCTGCCAGAAGCTTTCCTTGTGAAGCATGCCGACGATGGCCTTGTCCTTCAGGAATTCATTGACGGACCTGGACCAGGTTTCGCCGTAAGCCCGAAGCATGGAGATCGGGCTTCCGGTGCGAACGCCCATGGCGACCGGTTCAAACAGGTTGCTCATGAAGCTCTTGCCCAGGGATGTAGCAGCCGTGTAAAGGGCGACGAAATCCATAAAGGCCTGGCCCTTGGATCCGACGCCGGCGGTACCCACGCCGGCAGCCATGCATACCAGGTCATGCATCTCCTGGATAACTTCCTGCGGGACGCCCTGGGCCTCCATGTCCGCGGCGTACTTGATCCAGCCGGTTCCATCAGCGCCAAACCGGCGGGCCAGCTCGGCGCTCTTGGTAGCGCCGCCGATGTAACGGGTGATCACCAGGAACGGATCGTTAGACTGCCACTTCCGCATGATGTTCTGGGCCTGGCGTCCAAAGGTACGCTCCTTGGCCGAATTCTCACGGCCGCCCGGGGAGGTTTGACGGAACAAGCTGCCAAACTCCGCGGCTCCAAGGCCGCGGACATGGGTGTTGTACAAGGCAACGGCAGCGTCCCTGGCAGCCGTGGCCAGCTCAGGACCCGACATGGTTGACGACAGCTCGATCCGGTAGGCCCGCTCGGCGTCGACCAGGAACTGGGCCTTGTTCTTGGTGATCAGATCCGAATTGTAGACGACCGGGAAATAGTCCTCGATTTCTCCAAGGTCCTCGCCGGCTTGTACGCGGTAGGCATGCAGCTCAGCCAGGAGTTTCTGAAGCCCTTCGGCCGCCCGGCCTTGTTCGCTCCGGTCGATGTTCCGGCGACCGGTGATCATGTCGGTAAGCTCCTCGTAGAATTTCTCTCGTTGGGCCGTGGACATGGCCGACAGGGTATTCCGGAGAGGCTCCATGATATCCCGGAAACGATTAACATACTTGGACCTGGCGGTCATGATCGACGCGGGGATCGATCGCGGGGCAGCGCTACCCTGGCTGCCGGGCCGGTTGTGGATGATGTCGGCCACGGCCTGGAGGGCCGAGCTGCCAGGGAACCGGCGGGCGTTCTGGTGGGCCTTTACGCTGATACCGCTGAAGTAACGCAGCGTGATGATATCCCAGGCCTTGCGCGCGGTCGATAGCTCGGGGTTGACCGGGGCCGGGGACGGAGACGGGGGGATCGGCGGGTTGACGGGCGTAGGAGG